CAATTGTGTTTTTTTGCCAATTTTTAAAAACATGCAAAACCCGTGTTACAACGCAGAGCTTATGTGTTATATTAAACATATCGACAACGCAACCACTTAGGAGCTACAAAATGTTTTATATCGGCGAACACAGCAACCCCAATTAGCAACGTTTTATTACAAAGCATTTGGTAAACTAACAAAGAAAGAAGCGACAGCGCAAAAGAAAGCTACTTGAAGCCCAGACAGCGCGAGAGTATGCTGATTCAATGTGCAAGTATCACGAGGCGCAAATTCGGCTTATGTGAATACTGCGATTTCTGAACAAAAAAGAGGGGTTTGTTGATGGAAGACTGCAAAAATATATCTTTAGTGGAAGTCTTTATTTGTGTAGCGGTGAGCGAGAGCGGTCAAGTAAAGGTATGCGCTGAGGACTTCGCTGGCAACTCACGATTGAAATTCGGCAGTGCTCGCAAGGCGTTCAGGGAGGAACTAATTAAAGATAACCGCCTTTGGGTGACAAAAACACTAAAGGTTTGGGTGCCTTTACCCGACCAGTATGAGGAGATAAAATATGAACAAAGCTGAACAGTTCGCTACAGAATTGGGGCGTTTGCTTGTAAAATACGATGCTACAATTGGGGTCGGACATGGCCCACTTGCAGAAGGAATCCCCATCCTTTAGGGCGGGGAGGATGTCAAGAATAAGAACTTCTTTTTTTAGAAAGAAATTTACAATACATACGAAAATATTTAACTAATTAAAAAAACTCATGTTATAATACGTACATTCATTAAATGAAAGTTTATGCAAAGTAGAATTGACCAAAAAAATTCATTAAAAAAAGCACAAGAGCTTTGCCGTGCCCGAATCAAAAAAAGAGCACTTCATAAAAAGAATAAAGAAAATCTTGATAAGAAAAAAAGAAAATCTCTTAAAGAAAGTACATTAGTACCTGGAGCGCTTCCACCCTGCACTGTACAGAACAACACACAATTAAAGCCAAAGCCAATGCAAATTCAGGAATTACAAGAACCTGATTGGAATTTGCTTCGGAACAGAAAACAACTTCAAAGAGCATTAGCATGGGCTGCTCCATTTTGTATTAAGAAAAAAGGCACAGTACTACCAGTTCCATTACATTCTACAATTTTAAATTCAATTTTTTCTGGTACAGCCGGGAAGTTCTTGCGAACGAAATTGATACGGGTACATTCACGCTCGTACAGTGCAAGTGCTCATAAATGTAGAACGTACTTTATTAATGTTGAAAAATTTAATGTTCTGTACAAAAAACTATCTGAGAATTCACTTCAGAATAAATTATTCAACAAAAACAACGCACCCATTCTAGGAACTATGCAAGAAATTCAGTCTGTTCGTATAATTCAAAATGAACTGCTGAAGTTCTCAAAGAAGAATGCTATTGATGTTACTACATTGAATGCAATAATACAGAAAGTGCCGGGCGTTGATACTTTCTATGGTGCTGAATTTGAAGCGCATGAGCGATATTTTGAATTCATTAGAAAGAAATTTAAATGTGAAATTGAGACAGGCAAATTCAAAATGGTTGAGCGATCTTTCAGATTCTGGCATGAACTTCAGAATATGACGAAAGCAGCAAAATCGTACTTCTGGAAGGATACGTACAAGCACAATTATGATATTTCGGCCGCCGCCCCATCTGTACTTGTTCAAGAGGCAATGAAAGAACCTGGTAACGCAGAACGTGTTAAACCAGTACTGCATTACATCTCAAATAAAAAAATGTACAGAGCTAAAGTTCAAGAGTTAACTGGGTTATCATTGCATGATTCAAAACAAATTATTAATTCACTTTTCAATGGAGCTAGACTTGCACGGAATAAGTACTGTGCTGCGTTCAGAACAATGAAGTTCAATTATGCTGCAATGACTGCTTTACAGAACGATCCTCTTATCAAAGAACTTCGTATTGGCATCAAGGAAATGTGGAAAGCAATAAATGAGAATCTTTCAAAAAGATTTGCTCCTGAAAAAATTCAAAAACTGAAATCGCCAAAAGAAAAATGGGAATTTTATTTTTATTCAGAATCTTTAGTAGTGCGAGCAATAACAAAAGAATTGCGTACACAGAATATTAAACATTTTACAGAGCACGACGGGTTCAGATCTTGCGAAGAACCTAACATGTTTTTTGTAATAAATGCAATTTATGTAGAAACAGGTTATAATTTACAATTTGAAAAGGATGAGATGTATGCTAACTAAATTACCAGAAATTCCAGAAGACGTCAAAGCGTGCTTGCCAAAAATAACTAAACCATTACAGCATGGCAAAAAGATTGTTGAGTTCTATATGAAGGAAGCTATTTTAATGGATTCCTTGGAAGATGGATATATATTTCAAATTCAAAATTTGAGACTGTTCAAAGAACAGGAATTATTAGATATTGTGAATTGGAAGCCAGCTCCAATTTATGAAATGGTGAAAGATGATATTTTAATGGCAGAACCAGATGATTTTGAAGCGGGTGATATATTACTTACGGGTGTGCGTAATTTATTCAAAGATGGTCTTATCTGCGATGTTCAGTACACCGTTCTAGTACAATCAATTACAAATAGATTTGCCGCAGCTCTAAGTAGAAATGCACCTACTGTATTACATGATCCGTTGAACATTCTCATGAGGCGGTTCGTACTAGATAAAATGACAAATCAACGGATAGCTCAGAAAAAACGTGATATGAAAACGGAATCGAAAAAAACTTCTAAACGGAAATGAAAATTTAGTTACGTTCAAAATAGTGGCACTGAACGTAATTAAAACATAAAGCACACAATGAATATATTTGACACTACTGGAATTAAATACCTTGGTTCTAAAAAAGAAATGCTTGCACATATAGATGTAGCAATTCAGGGTTTAGAAATTAAGAAAGTTGTTGATTGTTTCTCAGGGAGCACAAGGGTTTCACAGTACTTCAAAAACAAGGGATTTGATGTAGTTAGCAATGATATAAATGCATGGAGTGCTGTTTTTGCAGAATGCTTTCTTGAAAATGACAAGCCAAAAAAACATTACGAACCGTTAATACGGGAATTGAATGAAGTACAACCTATAAAAGGATGGTTCACTAGAACGTACGGTGGAGAAAACATAAATGGTACATCAATTCAAGAAGATGGTAAAAAAAGAATATGGCAAGTTCATGTAACAGAAAAATTAGATGGTATTAGAAAGAAAATCCAAGAGTGGAAAAACGACGGAAAAATATCAAAAATAGAACAGAGCGTTTTATTGACAAGTTTAATTCTTGCTCTTGACAGTGTTGACAGTACTTTAGGCCATCAAGTTTCGTACTTAAAAAATTGGAGTGCCCGATCCTATAAACCTTTAATTTTGGAAGTTCCCAATTTTAAAATAGGTGAACAAAAATACGAAGTTCATTCTGAAGATGCGAATGTATTATCAAAGAAAATACAGGCCGATCTTTATTATTTTGATCCACCGTATGGTTCAAATAATGATTTAATGCCATCTTCCAGAGTTAGATATGGGCAGTACTATCATATATGGAAAACTGTAATACTAAATGATGAGCCAGATATTACGGGAAAGGTTAATAGAAGAGCTGATTGCGATGTTCGGAGTTCGTATTCTGTATTTGAAGACTATAAGACTGATGAAAATGGTAAGTTTTTTGCGCAAACAGCAATTGAGGACTTGTTCGCAAATGCAAATACTAGGTACGTATTATTTTCCTATAATAATAATTCAAGAGTACCTCTCGAAAATATCATCCGGTTCATTCAGATTTCTGGATGGAAGTACACAGTTAATAAAATTAACTATAAGAAAAATGTAATGGCTTCTATGTCATCCACAAAAGAATGGGTAAGTTCAAAAGATGAAATTAACTTCGAGGTTCTGATTTTAATTGATAAGCACGAATTGAATTACGTTGCGACAGCATAGCGCTACTTCTGCCTCATCTCTTTTTTCGCTGCTTTATATGCACCCTGTCTTGAACTCTCATCTAACACAACACAGCCGTTCGGCATTGTCTTATAGATTTTTAGTTCAACTTTTTCTTTGTTTACATCTTCAGCAATTTCAACAATCGCTTTTGTTAGTTTCCTGAGCTTTTTCGCTTGTTTTGCGTTCATTTATTTTTTCCTTTTTAATTGCTTCTCGTTTTTTCTTCGCTCGTTTTTTAGTGCGCTCTTTTTTCTGTTCCGGTGTTTTATGAACAGGATGGATTAAACCAGTTCTATTCTCAGCGTGGAATACATGGTATTGTATTAGCCCAGTTAAAAAAGTATGAACGTCCTTTATTCCGTACCTTTTACAGGCATTTACAATTTTGCCTTCTACTGCATTACATGTTCTATGCAGAACAGCCCTGACATAACCACGATCGCTTGCATGATCATGGTCTAGTACTGCTTGTTCAGGTGTACATACTTCACCACAAATGCAGCACAGACCATTCTGCTCTAAAAGTAATCTATCTCGAACTTCTTTGATTTCAGTTCTTTTTAATTTTTTAATTTCCATCAGAAATTATGCGCTAGATGAAGTATTTACTAGTTAAATTAACTCAAAATAGTGCTAAACCCATGTTTTTTCTGAATGATTAATTGCCTGTCTAATCTACCTACAACATTCGGATGGTGCGAAATAACAAATGCTGTGAGATTATCATCTCTGCATTTATCCTTGATTATTCGTATAACATCATCGATACCCGAAGCATCTAACTGTCCATCGAGTTCATCTACTAACAAGATATTAGAGCGAACATGTAAATGATGAAGAACATCCCTAAATGCCAAAGCCAATCCGATATTAACCCTTTTCTTTTCACCAGCACTTAAATTACCAAAAGAAAGTTCTCGACCAAATTCAGAAACAACGCAAGTCATATCTGAATTGAATTTCACGGTATGCGGTAAACCTAATTTACAAGTATAAAAATTTATTCTTGAATTTAAGAATGGTACTGATTTATCTATTATCCTACGTCTCAGAAAAGAATCTTTATGGGTTAATAATTTCAACAAGAACGTCATATGATGAAGTTCTTTCTTCATCATGTCCGATGCCTCAGATGAAACATCTTTTTGTACTTCAGAAAGCAGGGAATTCAATGGCTCTATATATGGATTCTCAGAATCTTGGATATTCTTCAATGAATTTTTTAGAACTGCTTCATTTTCTTTAATTTCCAGTAATTCATTGAAATTCTTGTGTTTAATTTTTGAGTTAACTTCAGTGTATTCTTTTTGTGCATGTTCTAACTCTTGTGAGAGTTCAGAAAGTTCATTTTGCGATGTGCTTAATTTATCTGAATTAATTCCTATATTGCTTTCAATTTCCTGTAGTTTCTTTTTTGAATCAGCAAAATTCTGTGAACAATACGGGCATTTGGAATCTTTTAAGTGTTCCTGCTCGGATAACAATTTTTTTACAGTACTAGATAGGTGTAGCACATCTTTTTGAATAGGTTCTTTTTTCAAAGATGCGCTATTCATCTTTGATTTTAGTGCTTGCACTTTTTCGTGTAGTTCTTTTTCAGCATCAAAATCAATGCTTTGTATTTTTGTAAGTGCATCATTTATGTCTTTTATATCTTGTACTTTTGAGTTCTCCCAATCTTGCACTCGCTTCTGCGCATCTTGAATGCGTTTTTTATGATTCTCTGAATTAGCGATTTCTTGTTTAATAATAGCGTCTTGTACTTTAATATCACTTTCTTTATTCTTGATAAGTTCTTTCAGAACTTCAGCTTTCTCAGATAAAATAGTGATATTGAAAAGTTCTTCAATTTGAGTTCTTTGCGCTGCAAGTGGCAATTGTAGAAATGCCTGGGAATTCCCAGAGAATACAATTATCTTCACAAATAATTCGTAGCTAACACCAATCAAATCTTGTATTAAGGCATCGCATTCATTTACACTTTTTCCTGGTGTAATATCCGTTCCATTTTTTTGTATAGTAATACTTGTACTTGCACCACGTGTTCTAGCTACGTAGTACTGGTTTTCTCCAATTTTGAAAGTTAATGAAACTTCCATTTCTGTATTCTTTGAAGAATTTGTTGAATTGATGAGTTGATTTAGCGCAATATTGTCAAATGGCTTATTGTAAAGAATATAACAAATTGCATTGATGATTGTCGTTTTTCCAGAACCATTCGATGTACCATTTTTATCTAGATTCTGGCCAATGACTTCAATAGCACCTGGTTCAGACAGATCAATAACTGTTCTGTTTTGACCGAATGACATGAAGTTCTTAATAGTCAATTCTATAAAATTTAATGCGTTCATTTTTGATCCTAGAGAGCGTTATAAAGTTGCACTAGTGCATCGCTGTTTATTGCGTGTGTTTCTTGAACACCCTCAGATAATAATTGTTGTATTACTTCATGGATTTCAAATGAACCTTCATCTATGACACTTTCATTTCCTATTGTTAAAGAGTCTTTGTTTGATTGAGAATCCTCCTCAACACAGAATTCTCTTAATTCGAATTGTTCTGTGAGTTCTGCACGAAGAGCCTGAATTTCAGAGTACCCAATATCAATATCAATTATGCACTTCACACGAGAACCCTTCTTAAATGAAGGCTCTGCTGCTAAAATATCCGACATTTTTGTTTTATAAAAAAGTGGTGCTTGCTCATAATTCAAAAAATACAATTCTTCTGTTTCTGTATCAAGCACAGCACAACCACGCTCAGAATCACCAGCATCTCCGTAGGATGTAGGAAATGTATTCCCTATGTAAACAACATTTTTTGATACTTGTCTTTTATGAAAATGCCCACTTAGAATGTACTTCGGTTTATTGAAAGCACAGGCATCTGGGCCATGATCAAGTTTACGTGAATTTCCAGTTACAACAAAATCGCGAAATTCGAAATGCCCAAGTACGTACTTATATGAATTTATTTTAGCTGCCATATTTGGGTATTCTTCTGAGAATAAAAATGGAGCGGCAAATAAATTTGATGTTAGTTCAAGTGGTTCACTTATAAGAACGAAATTTTCAAGATCATTAAATGGATCAGTTGAAAAGATCGATCTATTTGAACGATGGTACAAATCATGATTTCCAATTATAAAAAAGACAGGAATTCCAAGATTGTTCATTTTTCGAGCTGCGTCCTGTGATGCTTTCAGCGTTTTTACATTTATTGCATTCCTGTTCTCCATCCAATCGCCGAGGAATGCAACATGTGAAATATTTTCTTGCTGAACAAGCTGAACCAACCAATCCACATAATCTAGGCAGTCTTGCAGATGCTCATCTGAGTTTCCTCGCGCTCCAAAATGAATGTCAGTAAAGCAAAGAATTCGCATAGGCACCTTCCAAAATGGTATTTTTTAAATTTTACCACATTTTTTTGTAAAAGTACAATTTAATCATCTGCGCTGGAACCCATAAAAGCGTCATCTGATGTTTTTCCAGAAATCCCGGATCGCGCTTGATACCCAAATGATGGATTTGAACCGGCATCAACAAGGAGCTCATCCTTGATTTCACGTTCTTTCTTTTCTTCGCCCAAGAATGACATGAACGCTCTATAACATGTTGTTGTGTAATAGCTAAAGGGGTTCGGATTGTCGTACTTAGTTGGATCAAACTTATGCCAGTTCGCACACAGAACAACAACAGCTGTGGCAACAAGATCTTCCCTGAATGAGTACCCCGCAAACCATGGATGGTACGAGTACCGTTCAGCAACAAGTGTTAAACATCTTGCTAATTCCTTCGTGAGTTCATTTTTTTCTTTAGCATCATAGAAGGCTTCAAGAATCTGAGCATTTGTAACGTAGTGCCCTTTTGTACTTGTAGCTCGTTCTTTTTTCTTTGGCTTTACATTTTTCTGCTTTGCATTATTATATGGTGCAGTTTCAACTTGGACTTCTGTATTTTCTTTAATTGGTTCATCGGCATAAGAATCAAAATCTTGTACCATCATAAAATCTAAAGACTCTTCATTATTTTCGTTCATATTTTTATCCATTTTTTAGTATTGTAACACAATTTAATGCGAAAATGTTATTTTGAAACTTTTTAGTTACATGTAAATATCAAATATATGGTATTTCCGAGGTTTAAATGGGTTTGTTTTCCGATGTATTTTCATCATTACCAACGGGGGTTGGTTCATTGGTTTCTGATAAACTAATTAGCTATGGAACAGCACCCGTTAAAAACCTGGTTGATGAAAGCTTTGCATCCATTGAAGGAACATTCGGCACTATAAAAAAATCATCGTTTTCAAAACTGAATGTATCCGCTCCAACCTTTGAAACACTCGGAATTGCTAGCGCATACGGGTACAGTTATGACGGTATTGGTGGTGCTTTAAATACGAAGTTACCGCAATCTGTTCTTGATATTGCAAATTCTATTCCAAAAGAATACCAGTCTTTAGAATTTCCAAGCGCAGCTGGAATTTTTGGCGGTGGCCTTTTTGGTGATGTGACAGCATCAGATATTAATGCGTCTGGTGCATCCGCAAATTCTGACGACACGAATCACTTAGTGAAACTCGTATCATCATTAGATTCAAATGAGTTTGTTATTTTAAAAGTAATGCCAGATATATCTGAACAACGAAATGTTGAATTTGAATCTGTGCATGCGTCACAAATGCCGACCGAATTTCAAAAATACAAAGGCACAAAAAGTACCACATGGCAAATAACAGCAACATTTGTTTCCAGGACCACAACCGAAGCGACTGAACATTATCAGTACTTAACATTACTTCGTTCGTGGACATTACCACATTTTGGTGCCAATCAAGAAAATAATACACGGGGTGCTCCACCACCGATTCTATATTTTTCCGGATACAGAGATCTTGTTGGTAAAGTGCCAACTGTATTAACTGGTGTAAATTGGAGTTTTCCGCATGAATGTGATTGGATACCAACTACCAATGTTGATTCTAATGGTAAACAGGTTCCATTTCCAGTTGTAATGACAGTTCAAATTAATCTAACGGAATCGTACTCACCTGTTCAAGTGAATAGTTTTGATTTAGCTGAATTTAAAATGGGATATACTGACAGGGCTTTTTCTGGTGTTGTTCCAGAATCGAGTGAAGCTGCCGAACCTAGTTTTGATATAAATTCTGCCTTCTCTGGTATAAACTCTGGTATAAAAATACCACCTGAAATAGTTTCTATTTCTGAAAAAGTAAATAATGCAAAGAGTGTTCTGAACAATTCAGTGAAAGTGCTTGACAAAGGCATATCGGATTTAAAACAAACAGCTGAATCGCTCTTTGATGAACTCGGGAATAAGATTTGGTAATCAGGAATTAAGTTATGGCAACACAAACAACAAATTCGGTACTAGCGCAAAATTCCAGGTATGTGCAAGGTGGTATAACAGAAAAAAATTCAACTGCACTTGAATGGTGGGAGCGTACAACCTTTGCATTAGATGAAACAGATACTAAGTACACAATAGATACAAAAAGTGCTGGAAGATTAGATTTAATAGCTGAAGCTTTTTTGGGTGATTCACATTTATGGTGGTTCATTGCGCAGTACAATGCTATTTTAGATCCGTACTCTGAAGTTATTCCAGGTAGAATTTTAAGAATACCACAAAAATCCAGAGTTCAAACTTTATTAGTAGGTAAAACTGGCGGTATTGCATCAGCTAGGGAAGTAAAAACATCTAGAATCACACCTATAATTTAAAATGGCAAATGAACGTACTGCAAATCCGCTTGATAGTTTCCAATCACATAGTATACATTATGTGATTCTTGCTGCTCGTTCAACGGAAGCTATACGAAATTTTACTGGTGACGGTGATACATCTGCATTACAGGGTATCGATAATTGTAAAAATTTAGGTGATGAAATTCAAGGCAGCGCAGATAAATGTTATCTAGTTGCTGACACTCGAAGATTTTCTCAATTCGGCATATCAAATTTTGAGTTGCATTGCACGGTTGCGGGTTTTAGTATACCTGGATCAAAAACACCTAATACCGTTGGCCAAGATCTTGGATTCACTGTTACCGATAGTTCTGGTATTTCATTTGCAAATTTCATGCAGTACTTATGTGATGAAAAATTACAAGTTAGTACAAGTGCTTTGATATTTCTCATAAAAATTATATTCACCGGGCATGAACCTGACGGATCCACAAAGGTTATACAGAGCACAGGGATACCTGTGATGTTAAAATCAATGTCATTGAGTTTAACCGATATTTCTGGTGTTTACGCATGTAAATGTATTCCGCTTATTGGTTGTATTTCAAATTCAAAAACAAACGCGCAATTCACAACAATTGGCTCAAGTTCAAATTATTTTTCTGGGAATGGGGCGGATACTCTCGGTGCAATAATAAAATCTTTTGAAAAAAGAATAAATGAAGAATCTCTGAATCGGTATAAAGAACAGAATAGCATATTACAAACAGCGGGTGAAGAACAACAAAAAGAAGGAACTCGACTCGGTAGGCCTGTGCAGTTCATGATAACAATTCCACCTGCATGGGAATCATTCACATTTAATGGTCCGGCCGCAGGTAATGCTGTTGAAATTGATTTTAATAAACTTATAAAAGACCAAGAACAGAATAAACAGAAAAAAGCCCAATCTAGTTCTAAGAATGTGCCAGCGATTCCAACGGATTTGCACGTATCAGTTCTACCAACTATGACGGTTCCAGAAATTCTCGATATTATATTTTCACAAACGTTGCAAGTACAAGAACTCGCGAATTTTAAAAAAACGCCCGGTGAATCATTGAAATTTTATAAACATGTTCTAACAATAACATCCGATGATTTATCTTATACAGTTCATATTGATGTAGCAGAATTTGTTGTGCCTAATGCCCCACAGGTAATAAAATCCAATGCTTTACCAAATCCATCAAATTTATTCGATCAAAAGGATGGGAAAAACGTACCGAAAAATTATTTAGAATATGATTATATTTTCACTGGGCTTAATACTGATGTTCTATCATTAGATTTAAAAATTGAAAATTTGAATTTTATTCTAATGCAAGGATCAAAAATCGGGCAGGGTGCGTTATTCAGCAAAGCAAACGATGCGCAAAAACAAAAAGATGGAACAGTACTAACAAATGATACTGGTACAGCAGTTGGCAGACATTCAAAAGATCCAGTTTTTCTAAGAACACTAACAAGGAATGAAAAAACAAATTTTAGTAATTTGGGCTCTACTAAAAAAGATAGCACGGGATCTGCTCAATCAATAAGCCAGCAATACACAAGAAATATAGCTGATCTTTATAGTTTAGCAAATCAAGCAAAAATGACAATTCGCGGAAATCCAGAGTACTTCACAAAAATAGCATTATCTCAAATACCTAAACATACATCTGCATTAACTTTAAATGATAATTCTGTTAGTAAAGTGAATGATACAGTAAAATCAAGTTGGCGGACAGAATTTGATGAAAAAATATTAAAATTGAATAATTCATTGACAGGTGTTTTATCAGGGCCGAGCATAGCAAGTACTCCAATTTTTGTGAAAGTTAATATAAAATCCAGTAATGTTGATTTTAAAACATTAGAACCTATTGCAGGACAGGATTTTACAAAAGAATTTTTATCTGATAATTATTATTGGGCAACAGTAATAAGACATAAAATAGATAATTCTATTTTCACACAAGAATTTGATTTAACTAGCTTTTTTATATACGGTGATAATACTGCTACTGAACGTGCACAGGACGAAAATGCCGTGAAGGAAATTCAATGATAAACGGAATAATGGAAGGTGTTGTTGTTGACACGAATGACCCACAGCAAATGGGCCGATTAAAAATATGGGTACCAGCATTAGATGGGGATATGTACAATATAGTGGATTTGCCATGGGCAATTTACGCATCACCATTAGCGGGACAAACATTAGATTATAAAGCTGGCCCTGAATCTTCTGTAACAAAGGGACTTGTTTCTTATGGATTTTGGGCAATTCCAAAAACAGGTGCATTATGCTTAGTTAATTTTTTATACGGTGATCCAAATCGCCGTGTCTATGCCGGTTCGTATTTTAGAGATCATGGGAATAGATCACTGCCAAATGGTAGAAATAGAGCAGATTTATCAAAGACGCCAATTTCTGACACATTCAATCCAATTCAGCCATTAACTGATAACTTAGCTGCACAATTCAATTCTAAGTTTGATGCATCCGAAGCAAAAACTCGCGGTGTATATGAAAGACAAGTATCTCAAGATAAGACTATTAAAGATGGTGTAGAAGGCTACCAAGTAAATACCGCAAATCCAACTGGTGAAAATAATACGCCTGCGTATGATCCTCAGACGTACTCAATAACAACGCCAGGGCATCACAGTATCGTATTTCAAGATAATCCAGAAAATGGCAGAGTTCGAATTAAAACAGCATCCGGACACCAAGTGATTCTAGACGATGCAAATGAGCGAATTTATATAAGCACTGCGAAAGGTGCATCTTGGCTAGAGATGGACCAAGATGGTAGAATACATGTATATTCAAATGCGAGTATAAATTTTTCATGTGCTGGTGATTTCAATGTTGCGGCTGGGGGCAATTTTAATGTATCCGCTGCTAATGTTAATATAGGTGCTTCAAAAAATACTAAAATAGGCGGATGCTCAAGCACACATATATCCGGCGGAACTATGAATTTGGATTCTGGTGGTGTGTTTAATATTTTGGCAGCAGGATCTATCATAGGATCCGGTTCCGAGATACACCTAAATGGTCCTAAGGCATCTAGCGCAGCCTGTCCGAGTGGTCCGTCTGTTGTACCACAGCACGAGCCATGGGTGCGTGCTGGTTCAAGAATAAAACGTAATGTGAATTGGAAAGCGTAATGAGAACTTATAGAGGATTTAGTACAGCTAATTATTTGACTAATAGAAAAAATGGTTTCTTGTTAACAGATATTGATGTAATTAAACAAGATCTGTATAATCACATCTATACATTAAAGGGCGAACGCCCGCATCAAACTTGGTTTGGCACAAGAATACCAGAACTGCACTTCGAAGGAATCGACGAGCGAACTATATCAATCATAAAAGAAGATATAACTGAAGTTTTTACGTATGATCCAAGAGTTGAATTAATTGATCTTGCTATTTCACCATTACCAGATATAAACAGCATTGTCATTTTCATAGATATGCGGTACGTTGAATTGGATAAAAAAGAAACGTTAAAACTAGTGTTTGGTTCAAAGTAAACATTTAAGTAAATACAATAAGCTCTGGATTTTCATGAATGTCAATTAGAAACAGTAATACAAGTGAATCGTGGGAACGTATTTATAAAGCATTTTCCGAAGTGAATTTCACTTCGTATGATGCAAATACGATTAAGCAATCTCTCGTTGATTACACAAAAATTTATTATCCAGAAATATTCAATGATTTCATTGAATCTTCTGAATATATTGCCATTCTTGAAATGTTCGCATACGTTGCTGAACAGCTAGCGTATCGCGTAGATATGGTTTCACATGAGAATTTTATTGGGACCGCTCAACGTAAGCAATCTATTCTTAGACTTGCAAAACTCATTTCTTATAAAGCAACTAGAAATATACCAGTTCGCGGGTTAGTTAAAATCACAAGTGTGACCACAACAGAAAATATAACAGATTCACGTGGAATAGATCTATCTGGTTTTAATATTATATGGAATGATCCTAATAATACAAATTGGAAAGAACAATTCTTCTTAGTAATGAATCGTATCCTAAGCACAAGATTCGGCCAACCACAAAAGTCATTTGAAGTTGGCGATGTGCTAATGGATTTATATTCATTGAAAAATATCTCTAATTCACTTGTTAATAATGTATTCGCGTACACGGCAAATACCGGACTTGACAGTTATCCAATGGAATTGGTCCCTGCTGATATTAATTCTGATGGTCCAGTAGAAACAGAACCCGACTTGAATAGTTCGTTCAGTTTATTATATGCAAATGATGGTGTTGGAGATGGTTCTGATTATACTGGTTTTTTGATGTATACTAAACAAGGTATTCTATCTAGGATCGAGTACGATATTAAGAACAAACTACCGAACCGCAGATTGGAATTCTTACCAAATAATGTAAATGCTACTGATGTATGGGTTCAGAGAATTGATGATACTGGCGCAATTTCAGAACGTTGGAAACAGGTGCAAACACTAGGTGAGCAAAATTTAGCATTTAATGATATTAGAAGCACGACTTTAAAATACGAAGTAGACACATTAGAAAATGACCAAATTGCTATTATTTTTGGCGATGGTGATTTTAGCGAAACGCCACAAGGGTTGTTTAGATTTTGGATGCGACAATCAGCAAACAAATCTGTGGTTATCCCAAAAAATAAAATTCAGAATGAACAATTCTCATTCAATTATAAATCCAGTACTGGAATAACAGAAACTTGCTCAATCCAATTCAGTTTAACCGCCACTTTACAGAATGGTGCAGCATCTGAAACAATTGAGCATATTAGACAATCAGCACCAGCAACGTATTATGCTCAGAATAGAATGGTGAATGGTCAGGATTACAATACATTCTTGCTAAAAGATTCATCTATTCTAAGATTAAAAACAGTTAATAGAACATTTGCGGGGCAACCAAAGTATATTGATTGGCATGACGCATCTGGCGCTTACGAAAATATAAAATTGTTCGGTGATGATCTGCAAATGCGATACGAGTTGAATTTATTATCAATGACGACGACAGTATCAGGGCAAGCACTAATTGATTCTGTGATAGAACCGTTACTTAATACAGTTGGTGTTATTAATTCAATAACGCAATTATCAGCAAATAATTTAGCTACTGCCGGTGTTATATCACCAATTCGTAGAAGCTTCATAGAAGATAATAGAGCGGGCATCTTCAAAAGCACGAGTGCAAACTTCGTGAAATTATTTGACGGCTCAATACCCGATGGCTCAT